CGATGTCGGGCGCTTCGTCCTGAAGCCACTCCCACGATTGCCGATTAAATGCCGCCGATAGCGGCTCCATGTTGATTGTCGTCGTCATCGTAGTGTCACCTCTAGCGGCCGGCCGTGAATCGCGGTCAACCGCGTAAACAAGTCCCAGTCCAGTTCGGCCACAATACCGTGCCGGGTCATCCACTCCGCCCCACCGTCGTTGCCGCCGCAATCGGCGACGAGCACCGGCCACTCGCGGCCGTCGGCCGTTACCAGCGTGAGGACTTGCCCCGCCCCCTCAGCCGCCGCCAACGGCCGTCGGGCCGCGGCTGCTTCTCGCTGACCGGCCAGTGGCGGACGTACGTCTCGCCGTCGGGCATTTCGATGCGCTCTTGCGCGAACAGGAAACGGCGTAAGAATCGCTTTATCATGATGTCTCCTTTCGCGCCGCCCAGCGGCGCAGTGGCACGTTTCGCCGCCGCAGTACGCTATATAGTCCTGCCTGACTAATGCCCAGCACGCGGTAAATATGCGCTATCGGTGGGCCTCGCTCGTATAGCGCAACGGCCCGATCTAGAGTGCGCTCCGGTATCGTTCGGCCACGCCAGTTGGGGCGCGGCTCGTGTTCACCGATGTAAACCAGATGCGCCTCGATTGCCCTGGGCGTAACGCCACACGCGCGGGCGATGTCAGACAACGAATAGCCTTCACGGTATAACGCAACGCGGCGCGCGCTTTCGGCCGCCGAAATAGGTTGGTTGCTCATTCGTCGTCCATATCCTCAATATCTTCCATTGGCGCGTCAAGGCTAAATAGCGGCATATCTTCATACACCTCAGTCGAGGCAGCGGCGACATTCTTGACGGCTTGCCGGAAGTAACTCGGTTTCAGTTCTATCCCGATACCGATTCGGCCGCCAACGACGGCGCTATAGACTTCGGAACCGACGCCCATGAACGGGGTCAGAACGCGCTCGCCGGGATTGCTCCACAATGTTACAACCCGATCTATTACGTCTAGCTGAAGGGGGTGGACATGGCGTTCATCTTCCTCATCGCGTGATTTTTTGTAAGGCAACACCCGGTCGAGGCGCACATCGTCCCAAAAGGCCGAGGCATATTGCCTCCATATCCAGTGCGAATATCGGTTCTCTATTTGCGCCCCGGCCCAGTCCTGATACCGCGCAACATCAGCGGGCATATTCCGACTACCTGCGTAGTAGCGCAACCCTTTAGGATGAGCTATCGGGACGTGATTTTCACCATCGCGCCGAAAGACAAGCAGGTAATCAGCTGATGCGACCGAACACCGGGACGAATCCTCCACAATCGTTTGATGCGCCAGGGACTTTTTCATCGTGCGGTTTCTGACCGTCAACGGTTCTTTCCAAACACTGTAGCGGGCGATGTAGTTCCACCCGTTCGCCTCGTGCAAGCGGATGATGTCGCCGGAAAAGTCAATCATCGAATCAGACTTGCCGTTATTGCTCCGAGGAATATCCATGCAATGAACGGCGGTCATGCGGCCCGGCATTGTCACTCGCCGCAGCTCGCGGATGACATATTGGTAATGAGCCATAAATACATCGTAGTCATTACTATTCGATAGGTCATGCTCATTAGACGAATATTGATACAGCCCCGCGAACGGCGGGGAATAGACCGACAGATGGATCGATTCATCCGGCAAGCCGGGCATAACTTCCATACAATCGCCGCAATAAAGGGCATATTTATCGGTGAATACTTGATCTAAGACAGCCATGATGGAACCTCCATTTTTTGCGTATACTGAGATACCCGGTCGATTGATTGGCCGGCGTTCATGTGTTTAACCAGTTCAGTAAACATCTGCTCGGCCTGGGTTGACTTGCGTTGTAGGTTCTTTTGTATTTCTACCTCGCCTTCCGTTGCGACAATATCTACAGTCACCGGCCGGGTCTGACCGAACCGCCAGCATCGTCGGACGGCCTGATAATATTGCTCGTAGCTATGCGACGGAAAGAACGTTAAGTGATTGCAATGTTGCCAGTTCAATCCCCAGGCGCCGATCTTCGGCTTGGTAATAAGTACGCGCAACTCGCCATTTGAGAACGCTGCGAACTTAGATTCTTTGGCGTCGTCCGAATCCCTGCCGGATACCTGATGCGCGTCGGGGATGATTTTCTCCAGCATATCGCCTTCGTCGTTCAGCTGACACCATACGACGGCGGGGCGGCCGGTATCGGATACTAATTCCGCGACAAGGGCGCACCGTTCGCCAATTGTCCAGCGACGCTCGGCCCGTTCTTCATTCAGCCCGATAGCGGGTAAGGTAAACAACATCCCCGGCATAGGCGTATTGGGGGTTATGACGTGTTCAACGATATTAAGCGGCGGCAAAATAAAACCGTCATCATCGAATCCCAGATCGGACGGCTTCCGGGCTGCCCGCGCCCAGGATGCTACCCACTTCCAAAATGCCTGCTCAGCGTGGCCTTTGAATCGCCACTGGCTACCATGTTCGCGCCAGCGGCCGTTCATGGCGTGTGACGTATTACGCTTATTCGTAAAGAAGCGGTTAAGCATATCCATATAGCCGAGGTAGCCCAGAGCCTCGCTGGACGTTCCAAGCTCGATATAGTCATTCGGCGCGGCGGTTGCAGTTCCCAATAAACGGAATTTACGAAGTCTCATAAATTCCGTTATCTCTTGGCGCCGCGTCCCATCGAATGACTTGAGGATACTGGATTCGTCACATACTACCCCGCCGAAGTCGTCTGAGTTAAACAGATGCAATCGTTCGTAGTTAGTAATGACAACCGGCGCAGTGATTTCTCCGCGATGTGACCGAGCCGCGTCAATACCAAACCTTTCGGCTTCGTGTGTAAACTGCATAGCGACGGCCAGGGGGGTCAGAATAAGAACTGGCTTTCCCGTATGGGCTGCGACATTTTGCGCCCATACCATTTCTATCAATGTCTTGCCCATGCCGCAATCGGCAAAGACGGCGGCCCGGCCCTTCCGGATCGCCCATTTCACGAGGGCTTCCTGAAAGGGGAACAGGTAGGCCGGAAGGCTAGTCGGCTCGAAACCGAAGTTTCCGTCTAGTTGGGCCTTGTTCCTGATGAACTCTGCATAATCTGTCATCTTGTTATCCCTTTTGTTACAATCTAAATGGCGGTTAGTTATCCCGGCCGCCCGGCGCTGTTGACGCAGCGCCGTTTCTATTTTCGCCCACGGCATCCACCGGTCGCGCGGCGACTTCTTCTTCCCGCGCCATCCGACGAATAGCTAACTCGATAACGGCCGTTCGGGTAATTCCTAATCGCTCCCCCAGCCGCCACAAGAGCCGCCGGGCATCCTCTGTCAATCGAATCGTGGTAACTGAACTGGATTTCTTCATAGCTTCATTATACATATGTTTGATATACAATGCAAGCATTTGGTGAAAATTGCCAGATAATAGATTGACGGCTCATTCGTCGCCTCCAAAGCCCCGGCCGTCATCGACCGTGCGCGTATCTTTCGCGACCGCGCTGCCGTCGTGGATTTGATCGGCGGTGACGGCCAGCACCCGCCAGCCGTGGATGAGCGCCTCATTGCCCTTCTCGCAGTCGCGTGTTATCCCCGCGGCGGTGTTGTGACCGCCGCGGGCCATGTGGATACCGCCGTGTACCTCAACGGCTATCCGTTGCTCAGGCCATGCCATGTCAAACCGCCAGCGGCGCCTGGGGTGAAACCTGTATTCAGCTTCCCACGGCGGGAAATCGTTGGCACGCAAATGCAGCGCCAGAGCCGCTTCCAAATCGCTTTTACTCATATGTCTATCCCTGTTCTAAAAGAGCTTATATTGTTCCGGCTCGGCGGCGGGGTCGGGGTCGAGCCATGCCAGACGATGATCGTGCCGGTCATTCAGCAGCGTGATGAAATGGATGAATTCCCGCGTGCCGGTGAACGCATGGCAGCGTATCCAGCGCTCTCCTTTGCGCCCGAAAAACGTCCAGCCCGGCGGCGTGTCCATCGCCTCAACAGTTGCCTGAGAGGCGATAGCCACGCCGCAGGCGGGGCACGTCGGCGCGTAAAACGCGGATTTGCCGCTGACCACTTCGATGGGCTTCTTTGTTTTACGCGCCATAGTTATGCCTAGAAGGGGACGTCCTCGTCTAACGTTTCCAAAACGATGGGGGCGTTGGTCGGTTCCGGCGCGGCCTCAGTGATGGCGGCGACGTTCCACTCCCTCACCCATTCATCGAGCGCCTCGTCGATGTAGAGCCGCTCATGCTCCAGCGCCTTTTCAGCGCCGACGAAGGCCATAGTAACGGCCTTGATCGGGTGGCCGCTGGCCTTCTGTTTTGAGTTGGCAGCCGATGCCAGATCGATAGCCTCGCCGACTTCGAGATGCAAGCGCCAGCACAACGGTGCGGTCACCTTGCCTGTGTTCTGCTGCATCGTTTTGATGTGCGCCAATAGGCGCGGCCAGATGCCGCCTTCAAAACGGGGGTCGTGGTATGGCCCGCCGACGGGGTTGCTCCACGCCGCCCGCGCCGTCCAGCTTCGAGCGCCGAACGTGTGCAAGGTTCCGTCCACCATGCCGACCACTTGCAGTCGGGTCTGCATGTCGCCGTCGGCCATATCCGCCCGGCGGGTCTTGATTGGATAGCGGTGGGTGACGCCGTCGGCGTCGGTCACCTCCTTGCATTGCCGCAGCGTGAACGGCACGATGTCCAGCGCCGGTGATTCAACCTCGCCAATGTAGAAAACGCCTTTGGTGGCGTTGTAGCCGATCGGGTCGTATTGCCAGCGTTCGCCCTGCTGCACGCCAGCCGTCACTCCCTCAAATCCCTCAAAACTGCCATTGTCGATTTTCATGATGTTCTCCATTCTTTATCAGTCGTTTATCAGTCGTTTTTTTTTGCGGCCGAATTGCCGCCGTTCGTTGATTGTTATTCGTTCGTCAATATACCCTCCAATTTACTTGATGGAGCATTTAACCGGATATTTCTTCTCGAAAAACCGTAGCCAATGCTTGCGGGCCTTGCTTTCAGCTTTTTCATGGCACGAACTACAAAGCACCATTAGGTTGTCATCCGCGCTGCAATCGGGCGGTAAGCTAATCTGGCCGAAAACAACGCCTTGAAATAGATCGTGGCCTTCCCGATAGTTCTTGGGCGGGTTTTCAAGAACGAAAGATAAAGCGCAAGCCCAAAGTGGTTTTACGTGATGAATGGCGATAGCCTTCCTCCCCGCTGGGTTCCCACCGCATCCCTGGCATTTTCCCGCCGCTACGTAAAGGTCTCTTCTTCGAGTAGGGGAAAAATTATTTTTCGCTCTTTCTTTCTGAATCAGGGCGCTAACAACACCGCCCACGTTGACACTCTCTTCGTGCTTCTTGCCGTTGGGGTAGTAGTAAATATCCATTACCCTTTCCCCTTCAGCGTCTTTGCCATTTGCCGAATCGCAAGCTCCAGAACAGCCGTTTGCGATATACCCATTTCCTCGGACATCTGACGG